GCTCAATTATCAGGACAAATTTTAAATGTACCTCCCGTGTTTATTATAACAATAAACGCACTATCCGAGAAATTAGGAATACCTAATGTATCAGATGCCATAAACGAAGTAGTTGCTTACCATGACAAGTTGATTAAAAACCATCAAGTCGTGGACGGCACTAAACGTTTTACTGATTTGCGTATTTATGCAATCAGATTGCTAGAGAAACAGAATCCTGAACCTCTAGCTTTTGTGGCTACCGGTAAAACAGACAAATGGCCTAGTAAATTTAATTTACTTCGTCCTTATTTTAAAAGGGTCCGAGATTACAATTGTAAAATCAGCGACCAAATAATAAGATCTGTCTTATATATTAACCGGTTATGTAAAGGGAATAACAATGCGGATATCTCCGACATTGTGAAAGAATTTAAAGTCGACTCAAAGGAAATCCTTAGATTTCGAACTTTTCTTTCTGATAGTCAAATTAATAAAGGAATCCCAGTTGGAGAGCTTATATCTAAGCCAACAACCCGGGTGCTTAAAAACGGACCTAACGGCAAACCTAAATGGCAAACCGCGGACGTAGAAGCATACACTTTAATTAATTCGGTATATAATACTTACTTTAAAGATTTATGTACTGCTACCGGAAATAATGACTTATATATTTATATGTCTAAAATTTCAGAAGGGTTTACCCGAAAAGACAGATCTAGGTTGCGATATATCACAACCATAGCTGATTCTGGTAACAAGTGTCGTTTAGTCGCTATTAGTGATTACTGGACACAGGTTATCTTGGAACCTATAATGGTAGACGTACAACGTTTTATAGCACATCGCTATAGAAACGTATCTTCAAACAAAAACCACGCCGAGGGTTTTAACAAGTTAAAAACTTGGATAAAGCCAGGCATAGCGTCGTATGATATTAAATCATGGACAGACGCTTTTCCACATTCTCTACAATATGAATTCATGTTGTCGAGGTACGGTAAATCAATAGCCGATTCGTGGTATGGTTTAGTTGTTACTTGTTCTTGGGAATTAAAAGGTTCCGACTCCCTTATTAAATATAATAGGGGACAAGGAATGGGTACTGCAGGTTCATTTGATATTGCTACGGCTACAGATCTAATTTTATTAGAGATGCTGTACGAGCAAGATTATAATATGAACATACACGAAAGAATCATCAACAAAGTTGGTGATGACCTTTGGTGTTACGACCCGGATTCCAAAATTCGAAATTACTACACCCAAAATCTTGGGATGGAAATTTCTATTCCTAAAACTAAATTGGCAACAGAAATAAATCTCTGCGGCGAATTTGTTTCAAGGAACTTGAACAACGGCCAAGATGTTAGTAGAATTTCTGCTAATATCTGTAGGGCTGTAGGCAAAAATATATTAGATTTGCCTCAGCTTGCCGAACATTTAGAGGAAAGGGGTTTTGACGCCCTAATCCCGATAGAAGAAATATTCCGTAACAATAAAGTTAGGGGTAATCATCTTCGAAATGTTGTATTAACATTAGTATTATTGTGTTATATTAGTAAACATCGTACTGGCATTAAGTTGTTAATGAATTCATTAACAAAATATATATCAGAACAAAATGATGAATTAACAAGGGATACCAAGTTAAATCACATATTGATGTACTTTTTAAGAGGTAATGGGGAGTCTGAAAAGACTTCGAACGCTCTAGTGAACACATTTATCATATTTTCTTGTTTCGAACTTCTGTCCGAAATTGAAGGAAAGGTAAATATAGTCTTCGAGGCTGCTAGCGAATTCGACAGCAGTTCTGAAGCATTAAAATTAAGTGATCCTGACGTATATTGGGTCGTTAATGAAGGCGAAACTCCTAAGAGTATCAGTCTGTTAACTTCTCAATATATTTATAGCAAATCATTTAAATCCGCTAATCGTTTGTTCCAATCTGATTGGATAAATCCTGATATAGAGAAATCTTTATCAGAACTTGAATCCATCAACCAATCTCTAACATTTAAGGAATTAGGTGTGATAACCTCGGCTTCTAAACCTTGGCGACCTACCGTAACCCGATTGTTTAATTTTGCTAAGAATTTATATTTAAATCCTCAATCAAAATTAGTTCACTATAACAGTGATATAGAGATTACTCAGTTATCAATCGATAACTCAGTCAAATACGGAAGTTCTACTTGTAATTTAGAATTCAATTATGAAACGAATAAATTCGTTAGTAATGAAGATTTTTTACAGGAGTTGAAACTTTTTAAAGTTGACCTACCTTACCTGACAGTAAATATACTGTCCGATAAACAAGTGGTCGCTCAAACTAATACAGACATAATAGAAAGTGTTACAAGTGATATTATTTACCTATAACACTATTAAATTTGTCCGGTTATATAATTTAGGAACTAGCCGTCGTGCTAACTAGTATGTGTAGAATATTTTGC